CTATACGATTTACAAATGGTTCACAAATAAAAGCAATTGCATCTAATGAATCAGCAGGTCGTTCTGAAGCTCTATCTCTTCTAATAATTGATGAGGCTGCGTTCATTGACAAAGTAGATACAATATGGACTGCGGCTCAACAAACACTTGCAACTGGTGGTGATTCAATTGTTCTTTCTACACCTAACGGTGTGGGTAATTGGTTTCATAAACAATGGGTTGGTGCTGAAAGTGGAGATAATGAATTTAATACAATAAGACTTCATTGGTCAGACCATCCAGATAGAGACCAAACTTGGAGAGATATGCAAGATAAAGTTTTAGGTCCTTCACAAGCTGCTCAAGAATGTGATACAGACTTTCTTACTTCTGGTGAATCAGTAGTTGACCCTAAAATACTTACTTGGTATCAAGAAAATATGGTTAAAGCACCTACATTAGAAGAAGGTGTAGATAGAAACTTATGGGTTTGGGAACAACCTGATTATTCAAAAAATTATATTGTAGTTGCTGATGTTTCAAGAGGTGATGGTTCAGATTATTCAGCTTGTCAGGTATTTGAAGTTGAAGATATGAAACAATGTGCAGAGTATAAAGGTAAATTATCAACAACAGATTATGGTAATTTTCTTATTGGTTTAGCTACGAGATATAATGATGCTTTATTAGTAGTTGAAAACAACAATATCGGTTGGGCTACAATACAAACAATTATAGATAGAGGGTATAAAAACTTATTCTATCAATCAAAAGATTTAAAATATGTTGATGTAGAACATAATATTAGTAATAAATATAGAACACAAGACAGAAGTATGGTTGCAGGATTTTCAACAACAATGAAAACAAAACCATTAGTAATAGCAAAAATGGAAGAATATACAAGAGAAAAATTAGTTAAACTTTATTCAAATAGACTTATTGATGAGTTATTTGTTTATATTTATCGTAACTCAAAAACAGAAGCAATGGAAGGATATAACGATGATTTAGTTATGTCATACGCTATTGCTTTATGGATACGAGATACAGCTTTAAGGATACAAACAGATAGAAATGACCAACAATGGGCTATGATGAACACTTTATTAGAAAGTAATGGTAACAAAACAACTGATGATAGTGCTGGATTTCAAAAAGGAAATTCAAATCATCCAGAAAAAAATCCATACGAGATGGATATAGGTCCAGATAAAGAAGATTTAACTTGGTTAATTAAATAATAAGAGGTAAAAATGGCAGAAGATTATCATAACGAAAATTTATTTCAACGATTGGGAAAACTATTTCAATCTAATATAATCGTTAGAAAAACACCAACTGGTCAATTAAAAGTTAAAGATGTTGATTTCACTCATACAGGATTAACTTCTAATTTTATTGATAGATATACTAGATTAATGAGTGGTAGTACAAGACCAGGATGGGGAACTAAATATGCAGCAAGACAGAATCAGAGAAATGCTTATGAAACAGCAAGATTAGAATTATTTAGGGATTATGAATTAATGGATTCAGACCCAATTATATCGTCTGCATTAGATGTTTATTCAGACGAATCAACAGTTACTAATGTTGAAGGTAATATACTTAATATAAAAACAGATAATCCAAAATTAGCTAAAATTTTACATAACTTATTTTATGATATATTAAATATAGAATTTAATTTATGGTCTTGGATTAGAAATCTTACAAAATATGGTGATTTCTTTTTAAATTTAGAAATATTAGATAAATTTGGTATTGTAAATATTAAACCATTATCACCATATGAAGTTTATAGACTTGAAGACCACGATGAAGCAAATCCTAATTTAGTTCAATATGAAATAGAAAGTCCAGAAGCAAGAAGTACTGAAAGACAACTTCTAGAAAATTATGAGATAGCACATTTCAGATTATTATCAGATGCTAACTTTTTACCATATGGTAAATCTTCATTAGAAGGAGCTCGTAAAGTATGGAAACAATTAACTCTTATGGAAGACGCTATGTTGATTCATAGAATGATGAGAGCACCAGAAAAAAGAATATTTAAAGTTGATATTGGTAATATACCTCCAAACGAAGTAGATAACTTTATGCAAAAAATTATAGGTAAAATGAAAAAAATACCAGTTATTGACCAAAAAAGTGGTGAATATAATTTAAGATATAATATGGAATCTGTTACAGAAGATTATTACTTACCTGTTCGTGGTGGAGATAGTGGAACTAATATAGAAACATTACAGGGATTAAGTAATGATGGTGCAATTGATGATATAGAATATTTAAGAAACAAATTAATGGCTGCACTTAAAATACCAAAAGCATTTCTTGGATATGAAGAGGGTGTTGGAAGTAAAGCTACATTGGCTGCTGAAGATGTTAGATTTTCAAGAACAATTGAAAGATTACAAAAAATCATATGTGCTGAATTAGAAAAGATTGCTATTGTTCACTTATATACACAAGGATTTGAAGATGCTGAGTTACTTGATTTTGAGTTAGAATTAACAAATCCATCAATGATTCACGAACAAGAAAAGATGGAATTATTAAATCAAAAACAAGAAATAGCAACTGCTTTACTTGATAATAAATTAATGTCTCGTGAATGGGTATATGATAATATATTTGATTTTAACGACCAAGAAAAAGAACAAGTATTTAATGAAATAATCGAAGACAGAAAACAAGCATTCAGAATGGAACAAATACAGATGGAAGGTAATGACCCAGTTACACCAGGTATGGATGTAAAAACTGGAGCTCCACAAATGGGTGAAAGTGATGATTGGGGTGGTGATAGACGAACTGGAGATGGTGAATCAGAAAAAGTAGATACTGGATTTGATGCTGATGATTTAAAAGATGCTACTTCTTATCATAGAGAACGACAAGGTAAGAGAGAGTTCAAAGGTAAATCACCATTAGCTACATCTAAAGGTTCAACACTTGTAAAACGAGAAGGATTGATGGATTCATTACACAAAAGATTTGGAAAAGATTTAACAGACAAAAGTATCTTGAGTGAAGATGCAATTTTAGACGAGGAAGTTTAATTTATTACATTAAAAATAATAAAAACTTTATATTTATATATGACAAACTATATAGATTACTACTCGTAAAACGGAGATAAGAGTATGCACAAACAAAAAGTTAAGCATTCTAAAATTCGTAATACTGGCCTTTTATTTGAATTTCTATTAAGGCAAATTACGGCAGATGTGCTAGAAAAGACTAAGCATAATAAAGCAGTTCAGATTGTAAAAGAGCATTTTAATGAGAAAACTTCTCTTGGAAAAGAATTGGCTTTATATAATACAATAGCAAACAAAAAATTTAAATCAGATAAGAAAGCAGAATATTTCGTAAATGAAGTATTAGAAAATCGTAAAAAGATAAATAATTCTGAATTAAGAAGAGAAAAATATAATCTTATTAAAAAATTAAAAGAGTCTTATAATTTACAAGATTTTTTATCTTCAAAAGTAATTAACTATAAATTATATGCTTCTGTTTATAAACTTTTTGAATATGTAAATACAATATCTCCAGATGAAAAAACTGAATCATTTTTTAATCTTGTAGAACATATTACAACAAGAAAAAATACACTTAATTTATCAGAAACAGTTGGTGGTACTAAACTACCTAAAGATACAGATTTAAGAATCTTAACTTATAAAACTTTATTAGAAAGATTTAATCAAAAATATACAAAATTGAATCTTCCACAAAAATCTTTATTAAGAGCTTATATCAATAATGTGTCTGGTACAAATTCATTAAAAGAATTTATTGAAAAAGTAATTCCTGTAATGAAAAGAGATTTAAAGAAATATTCTAAAAATCTAAAAGATGAAGTTGTAAAAATTAAAATGAATGAAGCTATTAACACCATTGACAAGTTTTGTAATACAGGAAAATCACAAAATGTAAAAGATTCTGTTGTAGTACAGACTATTAGATATATGGAACTTTTAAAGGAATTAAAGAAAAGTGGAAATAAAAACAAAAAAACACTTTAATGAAATTATTAAATCTTTAACTGAAGAAATTTTAGATGAAGAAGATTTAGATGAAATAACAACCACAGCTGCAGCTCCTGGATATATGACTCCAATGGCTTTTACTGGTGGTAAAAAGAAAAAAAAGAAGAATAAAAAAAATTCTTATCAAAAAAAGATTGACGAAAATTTAGAATCAAATGATGTTAAGATGATTACTAAATTAATTCGTAATGTTGTTGCCGATATTTTAAGAGATATGTGGCTCAAAAGAAATAGCTGGAAATAGGAGATACTAAATGGCTAATTATGTAACAGACCCGAATGATTCAAAAAAACAAATACCAGGTAAACTACCTACTAATGCTTTTGATAGAACAAGTATACCAACATCTTGTACAATGTCAAAAACACCACACTATGTATATATAACTGAAACACCAACTGATGATGTAGGATTTTTCTTTGGTGGTTCTGCTTCGTTTGCTACAAAAGCTACAGCTGAAGGTGGTGATGACGGTGATGGTATTAAACACTTAACTGGTTCTCAACATTATGTAAATTATGGTAAACCTACTGTAGGTACACGATTAGATATACACCCAAATGCTTGGAGTGGTAGTAAAGCAAAAAATGTTGTGAGTTTTGTTTATAAAAGTGGTTTATCAACAGGAGGAAGATAATGTCAAAATCACTATTAGTAGATTATATACCATTTGAGGTAACAAAAGAACAAATCAATGAATCTATGTCTAAAAATGGTGGAAGACTTGTTGTTAAAGGTGTATTACAAAGAGCAGAAGCTAAAAATCAAAATGGTAGAATATATCCAAGAGAAACTCTTATGAGAGAAGCTGATAAATACTCAAAAGTTCAAATATCAGAAAGAAGAGCTCTTGGTGAACTTGACCATCCAGATTCATCTGTTGTTAATTTAAATAATGCATCACATAATATATTAGAAATGCATTGGGACGGAGATGATTTACTAGGAACTGTTGAAGTTCTTGGAACACCCGCAGGAAACATATTAAAAGAATTATTTAGAGCAGGTATAAAATTAGGTATATCATCTCGTGGATTGGGTTCAGTAGAAGAAATACACGAAGGTGATGGTCACGAACCTATCGTTAAAGTTCAACCAGATTTTGAATTGATTGCATTTGATTTTGTATCAAATCCATCTACACACGGAGCTTTTTTATCTCCTGTTAGTGAGAATAAAATTAATGAAAGTGTCGGGACACGAAAAGGTGTATGTTGTCACGATTGTAAAATTGAAAACATAATAAATGAAATATTTCGTGGAGAATAAAAAATGATTAAACTAAAAAAATTATTAGGTGAAAAAGTAGAAATAACACCAGATAAGGAAGGTCCAATTGATACAAAAATGGATATAGAAAATAATCCTTTTGAAGAAGGAAATTTATCAGAAGCAGATTATCTTAATATTACTATACCATCACAAGTTAGAAGATGGATGAAAAAATTTATCGCTGCATTAAAAGGTGCAAGATTAAATCGTATAAAAACTATTTCTATTCTATTTCAAGTAATACAAGGTTTAGGATTAGATATAAGAGAAATACAAATGTATATTCCTAAAATTAAAGCACAAATCAGAAGAGATAAAAAAGGTGGTGAAGACGAGGCAGAAGAAGGAAGTTATTAAGTATGAACTATAAGGATATTATAGGATATAGTAAATCAAAAAAGATTACTAAGAAAAAAACTACATCGAAAAAAACAATTCTTGATGAAGTTAAACAAGAATTAAATGAGTGGTATCATCAACCACCTTCTACGAAAAGGTGGAGTAAAACATTTAGTGGTCAAACTGGTTTAACTGAACACGAAAGAGAA